CGCATAAACAGATGATGTTTGTTTTTGTTTTTGTGAATCATTTAATCTATAGTTCCAATCCTGATAAAGACGCCAGCCTATATCTGCTGAACTTAAAGCCGCACCATACGGGCCAGTTACACTATTTGTAACACTTGCACTTTGATTGACACTATGTGATGAACATCCAATAACACTAACGAACAAAGCCGTTAACATTAAGGATTTCCCAACTACCATCAAGTCTTTCACATCGAACTCCTCTTACTGGAACAGCCTGACCATTCCTAATTTCTGTATACCAAAATTCTTCGCAACCTTTGTCCATTCCTGCACGTTGTATTGCGACTTGCTGACCTGGCCTGTCACTACATTCTAATGTAGTTTCACTGCTTACTTTCTTGCCGTCCGTTGTTTTGATTGTTTGATCTGTATAACAATACGGAGGTTTGTAGTCAACTTTACTACTACTGCAAGCAGACAACAGGACTAGTGCAAATAGAACTAATCCTGCTCTAACCATCAGTTGTTACCTGCTCTTGCGACCAAGCCGTCGAACACCTCTTTAGGCATTCTTAGTTTGACGAAAGTATAAGTATCTCCTGCGTAGATGTAAGTACCTCTTTCTTCTTCAAGATGTTGACTTACTCTGGTATCGTTTACAATGTAAGAAATAAACGTTTTAGTTTCTCTATTGTCATTTTTAAACTCTAGAGTTGTTTCACTGTTTACTCTGCCATTAATACGTTTTGCAAAGTTGTTCATTGCAATGGCGTACATTTGCTCTTCAGCGGCTTGTTGATATACACTTTGTCCTGATCCACAGGCATAAACGTAATCCTTCTTCCACCATAGCCAGCCTTCGCTACCTGCTTGGGCACATTTTGCATACCACTTTGGTTGAGCATAAGTATCTCGTTCGGCGATAGTCGTATATGATGAGCAAGCACCTAGTGATGCCAACACACCGACTAACGCAATAGTTTTTAATAAGCCTTTCATTTTAGCCTCTTAGTTGAAAATTGAAGCAACCTTGTTGAACAAACCTACTATTTGTTCTTGATTGGTTGCAAGTTGAAGTTTTGCATCAGCCCATGATTGGGTTTGATACTCGACAGTCTTACTCCATTCTTGAGCAAGAAACTCTGTAACTGTGTTTAATGGGTTTTCCATATATTTAATGCCTCCTATAAGTTGAGCCTTTTTTATTATGTTTATAGTATACCACAATAAAACGCAAAAGTCAACCTATTTTGGTAAGGAAGTTATCATCTGTAGTAAATACGTGGTTTATTATAACTCTACGTTGTGCAACCTGTGGGTTACTACTAGCATGAAAACGATTAGAATTGAAAAGAAGTGCTCTTCCTTTTTTAGGTGTAATTCGAGCAATCTCTTTTAAGTCATAAGCACCATGATTTAAATATTTTGGATCATTCTTGAATGCTTGATTAAAACGTTGATCAAACAATACTGTATCTCCATCAGCATCATGTACATAATATATCATAGCATATCCGTTATCATTCATCAAGTCCATATGTGGAGGATGATATTTCCCCTCAGTGCCGGCTACTTGAACTAAAGTGTTTGCTTTTATCCTACTAACATTTTGTGTTCGAAAGCCTAATGCATATTCTGCAAACATCATTATAGGAGATATCTCTCCAAAAAACTGGCTTGTTGGTCCTGAGTCATGATCAAACAAATTACTTTGAAATTGAAATGTTTCTTGAATATTCAAATTGTTGTGATCAATATCTTCAACTCCTGATGTTGAATCTCTAAACCCCCATGCAAGGTCATCGTTGAACATCATTACCTGTTCAACATGATCCTGTAAACTTGGTGGTATGAAATCGTCTAAGACTACATACTGGTTATCAACATGTTTCTTTTCCATTACGGCCACCTGTAGAATATGTGAGTAGCAATTCTTCCTACAAGTTGTAATGTTTTTGCCCACTTAGGTGATACATAGTCTGCATGATAATGAGTGGCTCCTTCAGTCAACCCTCTGTGCCTTTCATTATATGTAATCCTATAAGCAACAATTTGTGCTTGCCTCCAAGCATCACCATCGCGAATTGTATCTGCTTTACCATCACAATACCAACTAAATTGGCACATATTCTTTCTAGGATAGTAGACTCTTTCGTCATCTGGTAAGTCTTCGTGTTGCCTAGTTTTCCAACTTTCTTTAATTGGTCCTTCTTTAACAACTTCACAAATTGTATTTGGGTATCTATTGTCTTTTACTCTATTGAGTACAACGTCAGCGACAGCATATTGTCCCGCTAACGGCTCCGACTTTGCTTCAAAATAAACATTTTGTGCCAAGCAATAAAGTTCGGGGTGATTTTGCTCAGTGTATAGTTCGTCAGTAATAACATTCTGAAACGTACTTGCTGATGCCATGGCCGTTGACGTTAATAAAACCATCGCCGTCCATATTGAAAATATTTTCATTTTTTTATGCCTCATCATTTATTTAAGTTACAATTCTACAACATTTAGTATGTGTTTTTAGTTTCTTCGCATTTGTGCTATTTCTGTTGCCTGCTTAGATCCAGTCTTATCATCTTCGTCTGCAAATACAGGAACTAAGTTTGACTTATGCATCATAGCAATACCTACAAGTTTACGTTCACCTGTGTACTGCATAGACTCTTTTTTGGTTGCTGGCGCAAAACTGTGTTCGCTATTGTGACTAGGCACAGGTTCAGTTTTACGAGAGTAACCTTCTTGTTGCCAATCAGTCTTAACTACTGATGGCTTGTGCTTTGACGTATAATTGCCACTTACATAATCTAAATATTCTGGAAAGGTCATAATATTATTATGGCAACCTAGTTGCTTCATATGTTTATTATGTTCTTTGTGTTGTTTTTGCAAACGTTCTAGTTTGCCTTTGGTCATCTTCGAAGCCTTACGCTTCTTAGTATTGAGAGTGGTCATGCCACGTACTAAACTCATAGTCATATTGCGCCTACCTTTGTGCCTTATTACTTGTATAATATAGCATGAGTAGGCGCAATAGTCAACCTGTTTTGGTTAAAAAGATTGCTAAAGATTACGCAAGAACTCTTCTTTTCATAATCTTATATGTAGCAACTGGTCTTCCTACTGTGTCATGTGAATTTGACTCAACAACTCTTACGTCGAAGCCTGCATCTCTTAACTCAGTTAGTCTTGCACCTGGTGACATAATTTCTAAGTCATCAGTTAAATCTTCTGTAGTAAACGACTTACCGTTACCCCAGTAGTTTGCTAGGATTTGTTGGTTTTGAGTTCCTTCATTGAAGAACTTTGTACCTTTTGCTGTATTTGACATATTAACACTCCTTATTATTTTTATTATTTTAGTTAACATAACAAGTATAATAACATAATAAAACGCTAAAGTCAACCTTTTTTGGTAAAAACTTAATTTTCCGCGTATTTTGGGAGGTTTTTAGGCCATTTTGGCTACAGCGGCATCATAATCTGCTTTACTTACAGCAGATTCACGTAGTAATTTCTCTCGGTTTGCCATATGTTTCATATCAATCTCATCTTTTGACCCACCAAAATAAGCAACAGCATATCCTTGTTCAATTAACATATCAGTTGCTCTTTTATCTTCAATAAGAAAGTCGCCTAAAATACGTCCAAACTTGCCTTTTTTATCTTCACCACTTTTATCTATTTCAGTTTTTAGCACTTGAATAGAACCAATTGGTAACATGCTTTTAAGTTTATCTTTAGATGCTAAACCAAATAGTTTTTCAACTTTATCTCTTGTTCTAGATTCAGGAGTATCAATCCCCATCATTCTAACACGTTCTTTGTGCATCCAAACACCAAAGCCTAGATCAATATCTACATCAACAGTATCTCCGTCAACGACCCTAAGGATTTTACATTTGTACTCGTACATTATCTGCTCCCTATGTACCCAGCGATAATACCTATGAGTCCTGTCAATGCCATTTTCATAAGTGTAATAACACTTTCATCTACTGGTCTGTTTTCTTGTAGTGCGACATAATAGTCACCTACTATTATTATACCAAGTAGAGTAAGAACACCTGCTACTAAAATGCATATGATTAAATCCTTTAAATTTTTTATCATATTATTCTCCCCCTACCATTTCAAACAATGCAGGACCAAAACTACTTGCGGCCCAGCCTAGAGCAACAATAGTAATTACTCCGTAAATTAACCACTTTATCTTAAAATCATCTACTACCATTTTAAGTGCGACTAATTCGTTTCCTAAAATTCTCACGGCAACTTCGAGTTTACCTGTATTATCTTCTTTCGACATTGTTACTCCTTTAATTCACTGCTTTCTGGCATACAATCAAATTGAACACGATAATATTCGTTAGTTAAATTATATGACCAAGACTGTCTATCTATTAATGCTTCACATTCATGTTGCGGCATTGGAGTATTGAATGCATATTGATTACCTATATACAGCCATTCTCCCATTGCGGTCTTTCCCCACATACTTAAAACTAAAACGAACATTTCCATTTTTATCTCCCTTGACCCTTATATTTCTTATAAGAGCGTTTTTTATGTTTGTTCATAGAACTAAATTTTGTTCTACTGTGATTATTTCCTATACTTGTTTTCTTTGGTTGTGTTTCATGTGCTTCATAACTTTTGTGTAGTTTCATAACCCTCCTTGGTTATAGTAGTATTTATTGAAATCAAGCCATAAAAAAAGGCCGCACTAGGCGACCTTAAGTTTTTTGGTTGCTACTTAGAATGAAAAAGTTGCAACTAGTTTGATATCTGAACGTTCACCTTCTTCAAGATCATAGTTCATTGATGCATCAAATTCCCATGCTTCAGTTATAGCATAGTTTGCACCTAGTTCTAACACTGGCATATGATCCATTTCGTCTGTGATATCTGTATTGTTTACATCTTCCCAAAGATTAAATGTTGTTCCAACTGTTAAATCTAATGCATCCATTGCCGCATATGTAATTTCCGGATTAATTGTTAGTACATTAGTTTCTGCATCTACCATATGAGTTGCTTTTACTTCTGTGCCTAATGACCATTTTGATGATAGAGCAGTTTCTTCGGCTAAGGCCGCTGATGAAAGCGCCAAGAGAGCCGCCGTGGCGATTGTTATAATTCGCATATTTTCTTCCTTAAATAATTATTAAATTTTGTTAAGAGCACTATCCCGATTAGTGTGTGCTCAATACATACTTAGCAAATAACTTTAAAAAATGGTGTAATGTGATATTTCAGTAAAAAAGAGTGTTGCCCAAAGACAACACTCTTTCTAATCTTTCTGTTGCTAGGCGATCAACCCCGGTGACCTAAATTAGGCCGCCATTGCCATTTCTGGCGCATAATTGTCGTTTGCAATTATAAGTTTTGACCAATAACGCAGTCATCCGGTTAACTCCACTTCACTTCTCACACTTGTCGATCCTATTTCAGGCCCATCATAAACACACCGTGTCCGCCCTACCCGTTGTCCGGAATCAACCTCAGGTAACTGCGATGTGTTTATGGTGGACCTGCTGGGTACTGCCCCCAGGTCCAATATGTGTCCATGTTGTTTCAACATTAACACTTTATTTATACAGTCACTTTGTGTCGTTGTCAACCATTTATTACTAAATATGTCTAATTTTATGATCAAACACAAACATTTAATAGTTAGAGCAGAGTGCAGTAATCCTCCACGACATGAACAAAATATTCTTGATTGGTCATCTAATCTTATCCGCGACATTGGTATGAAAATAATGATGGGTCCTTATGCAAAATATTGTCATATGGAAGGCAACAGAGGTTTAACTTGTGTAACTATTATTGAAACAAGTCATGTAGCAATACATGTTTGGGACGAAGGAAGTCCAGGACTTGTTCAACTTGATGTTTATACTTGCGGTGAATTAGATAAGCAAATTATATTTGATGCATTAGAAAAGTGGGATCCTGTCAAGATTGATTACAAATATCTTGATAGAGAAAAAGGGTTTACTGAACTTTAGTTACAGGCTTTGCATAATCTGAATATTTAATTGCAAACATCGTACCTGCCTTTGAATCCTCAACATCAACATATATATCACAACGACAATACATGTCTCCTGGGAAAGTTTGGCTGTTGCTTCTAACTAAAACTATATTGAATCCTGGCTGATTACATTGTTTCCAAAGATCTTGACCAAGTTCACGCATGACCCACATGTTTTCCATTCTGCTTTTTTTGGCATGCGTCCATTTGTATTCGCATTGACTTAAAAAGTATCGCATATAATATTTATAAATTAATGCTATTATTTAATTTCTTACATTTTGTTACACATAAAGGATATGTTTGCATTTTATTATCTATATGTTTCCAGTATCCATTGATAATACTTTGTAAAGGAGTATGATGTAGGTTATGTAATTTTTTATCTATTGTTTTGTGTTCTTCCCACAGATCATCTAAAGTATTTGGATCACCCATCCAGCAACATGGTACAACATATCCATCAATATTAATAAAAATATTTCCATAATAATTATGGAATTCATTGCTTTTTGATCTAGTTTTGGCAGGACAAATAACTTTTGCAAAAGTTTGTTTTCTATCTACCATCTTCTTTTTATTTTCGTTTCTTTGCAGATACCAATTTGGTATTTCAACACTTTCTACTGGCTTAATGCCATCTACTTCTGGCCTATCGCTTTGTATTAAACGTAAGTATTCAAATCCTTCATCTTTGACCCGTTGCTTGATATCGTTCAATTGATGCTTATTGTGATCAAAAATTATAAATTGCCAATCAGCATGTCCGCCTGCGCCTATATATGCTCTAAAGTTCCTTTGAACAGTTTTCCAATTTACATTTCTTCTGTATAAATGATTTGTATCCTCTAATCCGTCTAATCCCCAAGTTACTTTTAGTTTATCACTTGTTGCACTTATTTTTCCTAGTTCGGACCAAAATTTTTCGTCACGTGTTCCTCCGTTAGTACTAATTTCAATAACTAATACTTTAGGTCCTAGTCGCATAAACCATTTACATATTTCGATTAATTCTGGATTAGTAGTTGGCTCGTCTACACTACCACAAAAGTGTATAAATTCTAAATTAGGCCACTCATAATTACCTAACCATTCTTTATAGTTTTCTAGTGTATGGACTTTGTTGTTTAAAACTTTTTTTGATATATTTGGATCTGCTCTTGGACACTGAGGGCAAGCGGCATTACAATAATTTGATGTTTCAATTTGTAATCTACCTACTTGTTTAGTATCAAACCAAGGATAGTGTGGATAATTTTTTTGTAATAATTTTATTTGATGTTTAACCTTAAACATGCTATCCACTTACATATGGTATCTTTTTATTTTTGAATGAAGCGTAAAATGTTTTTTGAGAATGAATACGTCCTAATAGTTCTTGTATTTCTCTCATCTCTTCTCTTAGTTGCGGTGAAGTTTCGCCTTCTGCGATAGCAAGACCTCTGCGTCCTGCTTTTGCTCTAAGAGCAATTTCAATTATTTCTATATCTCTGATTGATAATTTGAAAGTTTCGTTTGGTTTTACCATAAGTCTAAAACCCTACCATTACCTGCTATGATTGCAAAACATGTTATAACATGTAGTACAATCCAAAAGGTACGAAAAGCCAAAGCCCTTTTTACATCCTCTTGAGGAATCGGAAGGAACTCCGGCTTATCGTCATCGTTAATGCCTATGGGCATACCAACAGTTCTAGCCCAAAGTTTAAGCCATCGCCGTTGTCCGCTCATTACATTGCGTTCTTTTTTTCTTGGATTTCTGCTCTACGGCCTTTGGTAAGTTTACCTAAGTCACCTAGTGCTTTACGTGCTCTAGTTGCCGCGGCTTTTACACTCTTGTCTTCGAATGTTTCTGATTCAGCAAGATAGTTATTAAATGCTTGCACGATTTGTTCATGTAACGTCATGTTTTCTCCTATGGTTATTGTAGTGCAATGCCAGTAGTCTTTTCGATATACTGCTTGGCTATTCCACTTTCCGTTTTTGCAATACAGGCAACTGAAGTTGCCATTAGATTAAATTTGCCATCTGGTGTTACACTAAACATGAAAGGTGCTAAACCTAATCCTTGTTGTTGTGCAATAATTACCATTGGCTTTATTAGTGTATAAGATTTGTCAGTCTCTTCATCGAGTCTTGCAACAATTTCTTCTCCACTGCTGAGTTTGAAAGATAAGGTATCCCCTACCTTATATGGTGCTTCTATTAACATATATTATCCGTGTCCTGTTCCGTTATAACCAGTATCGTCCATATATTGTACAAACTGTTCATAACCTCCTACGTTTTTACCCCATACCTTAATTTGTGGGAACGTTCTTGCTCCTGGAAATTCAGATAAGACAGCATCTCTGTCAAAATCTTTTCCAAGTTCTTTATAGACAAAATCAAACTTTCTTGATTCACATAAAGCCTTTGCTCTTACGCATGAGGGACAAGCAGGCTTACCCCAAATTTCTATACTCATAAACTGAATCCTTTAAGTGCATCTTTGTCTACGTCTTGTTTGATTCCACCAATAATATAAGATTCAACTTCAGTTTCCTGAGGAGCAACTTGTAATCCTGATGAACTCAACCAATGTTGTGTCCAAGGTAATGGGTTAGTGTTAACTGGTGCATCGAATATAGTATTCATTCCCAGCGCCTTTAATCGACGGTTTGCAATGTATTCTACATACTGATGTAGTAGTGTGGCGTTTAAACCAATCATACTTCCGTCTTTGAACAAGTATTCAGCCCAGTCTTTTTCTTCTGCAACACATTCACGCCATAAGTCATACACATCTTGTTCGCACTCTTTTGCAACCTTAGCCATTTCTGGATCGTCTTTGCCTTGTGCCCACAACTTTAAGATGTGAGTACTTAGTGCTAAATGTTGTGCTTCATCTCTAGCAATAAGTGAAATAATTTTTGCACTACCTTCCATTAGTTTCAATTCTCCAAAACCAAAGGTACATGCAAACGAAACGTAAAAACGTAAACCTTCTAAGATATTTACAGTCTGCATTGCCATATAAAGTTTTTTCTTAACTTCGTACATATTACCTTCATTGCGATACGTAAATGCATCGGCGGCTTCTGTAAATTGATCATAGTGTTTAGTGACGCTTACTGCTCTATCAATAATTTTCTTATCATCAAGAATAGTATCAAACACTTCTGCTGGATCGGCATAAACATTTTTCATAATGTGTGTATAACTACGACTATGAATTGTTTCGAAAAAGTCCCAAGTAACAATACAACCTTCTAGTTCAGGCAATGATACATGTGGCAAAAATGCCAAACATGGTCCACGTCCTTGTACACTATCAAGTAATGTTTGATACTTTAGGTTAGCAGTAAAAATATGTTTCTGCTCTGGTCGAAAGTTAGCAAAGTCCGCTCTATCTTTTTGTAGACTTACTTCTTCAGGTCTCCAAAAATAACCTAACATAGTTTGATTAAGTTTATCGAACACAGGGAATTTGAATACATCATATCTCTGTGTGTTCTGGTCTGCACCAAAGAACATGTTCTGTTTGGTGAAGTCTACTTTTTCTTTGTTAAAGACAGTCTTTGCCATTTGCTTTCCTCTTTTACTTCTTCTATATAACTATACACTGAATTTACGGAGATGTCAACCTAAATTGCACATGCTTCGCAATATTCTTCGTATTCTTCATCAGTTCCGTTGAACTCAACTCGTTCAACTGGTCCCTCTTTCACATTGTCGTGCCAACCAACTGGGTGTGCTGGCTCGTCAATCATTTCGCTTGGATCAGTTTTGTAATCATACGTATTTTGATAGTATGATGTCTTCCATCCTAACTTGTAGGTATTTAGCAGGTCTTGAATCATCTGACTCATTGGAACTTCGTTATTTTCAAAATGAGTTGGATTATATGACCAATTACCGCTTATTGCTTGATCAAAAAACTTCTGCATTACTGCTACTGTTTTAATATAGCCTTCGTTGCTTGGCATATCCCATAATAATGTATAATAATTTTTTAAACTCTGGTATTGCGGAACAATCTGCTTAAGAGGCCCTTTTTTGCTTTTCTTAACGGACAAGTATCCTCTAGGTGGCTCGATTCCATTGGTGGCGTTCGACACAACGGAACTGCTCTCTGAAGGCATTTGTGCGGACAATGTGCTGTGCCTAAGACCGTGTTGTCTAATACCATTGCGTAAAGAAGTCCAATCATAATTTAATTTTACCTTAACTACGTCATCAACTTCTTTCTTGTATGTATCAATAGGAAGTATGCCGTCACTATATTTAGTGCGGTCAAAATATTCACATGCACCACGTTCTTTTGCAAGATCATTACTTGCTTTTAGCAAATAATATTGGAATGCTTCAGTTAGTTCGTGTACAAGTTTCCATGCCTTAGGATCATCGTACTTGACTTTATTTTTTGCAAGATAGTGTGCAAGTCCAATATAACCTACACCTAAACTGCGTCTTGCTTTTGTGCTAATCTCTGCCGCCTTAATAGGATAACGTTGATAATCAATAATTTCTTCTAATGCTCTAACTGCCAAGTCACATAGTTCATCTAAGTCTTCTAAGTCCTTAATTACTCCTACATTAATTGCACTTAAAATACACAATGCTATCTCACCTTTTTCATCGTCAATATGTTGTAGTGGCTTTGTTGGTAATGTAATTTCTTGGCATAGGTTACTCATATAAACTGTGTCTTTAAATGAACTATGCGTATTACAATGATCAACATTCATTATATAAATGCGTCCTGTTTCTGCACGTTCTTTAATTAATGCTGAAAACAATTCCATTGCAGGAATCTTTTTCTTCTTAATGCTAGTCTTACGTTCATAGGACTCGTAAAGTTCTTTAAACTTATCTGCATCACCAAAGTATGATTCATATAAACCTGGTACATCGTGTGGCGAGAAAAGAGTTATATCTTGGCCGGCTAATAATCTTTCATACATTGTTTTGTTAAGTTGAATAGAATAATCTAACTTACGCACTCTATTATCTTCAGTACCTTTGTTGTTCTTTAGCACAAGGATGTCTTCAATTTCTTGATGCCAAAAAGGAAAGTGTGTTGTAGCACTTCCGCCACGCACACCGTTCTGCGTACAACATCTTACAGTTGCTTCAAACTTTTTAAGAAACGGGATTATTCCTGTGTGTGCGACTTCGCCACCTCTGATTTTAGCATTGACGCCTCTGATACGTCCTGCATTGATTCCGATACCTGCTCTTTGTGCCGTGTACCTGCCAATCGACATATCACTTGCGAAGATACTATCAAGGGTATCGTCGCTGTCAACAAGGACACACGAAGCAAACTGTCTAACAGGTGTGCGTACACCGGCCATGACTGGCGTTGGGATATTAATTTTAAAAAGTGAGGTCGCGTCATAATATCTCCTTACATAATACATTCTATCTTCTTTAGGATAGTTTGCAAATAATGTTGCCGCAATCATCATGTACATAAATTGAGGAGTTTCAAATATTTCACCTGAAGAACGATCCTGTACAAGATATTTGTCAGCCACCTGACGCAGACCTGCGTAGGTAAAATTCTCATCACGTTTATGTCTAATATAACTGTCTAATGATTCAATTTCATCTAATGTATATGATTCAAATATAGCAGGGTCATAAACACCACGCTCGATATTTTTTTCTATCATCTCTTTAAACGGAATATTTTTGTATTCACCAAATACTTGTTTGTTAATACCATATGATAGTAAACGTGCCGCGGCATATTGATAGTTAGGTACATCTAACGTAATCAAATCATTTGCACTTCTAATTAAAATTTCTTGGATTTCGTTTGTACTCATGCCATCGTAAAACTGCAAGTTAGCGTTCATTTCAATTTGACTAGCACTTACTCCTGCTAATCCTTCACAGGCATGCATTACTACCTTATGTATTTTTTCTATGTTAAGTGGTTCTTTTTTGCCTGTTCTTTTAACGATCATGGTACCGTTTGTCATCTGTGTCTCTCCGTTTTCTTTTCTTTTTCGTTTCTTTGTGGTATTTAGTTAAGGGGTGGCATGTGATGTATCTCTTGCGGTTCTAAATTTTTTAGTGCTTGATCTACATGTACATGCGTTGAATAGTCAAATCCTAACACTCTATCACCTACCACAAGCAAATAGTAATGTTCTGATTTTTGTGAATTTATACCAATATGTATCTCGAATTTCTCACTTGAAAAACGGTCAGTTAACTGTAAAGAATAACACATTCCTAGTACTCTGCAAAAATCACAGTACATATTTTCGTTAACTAACTCCCAAGGATTAGGCCAAGTATTTGGTGTATACGGATCTGTTTGAAGAGATGCCGTTGGAATCTTATTGTAATAATTAATTACATCTTGCAAAGGATCTTTAGAGTCTTCTAGTCCTGCTCTAAATGCTGACCACTCAGAGAGCCTTTGCTCATAATTTAAATCATTCATTTATTACCGTTTTGATCTTACGTGGAACTTGAACGTTCCAGCGTCTGTTGCTGTTGCGTTACTTACTTTAAGTTCTACTGTATCCTTTGTTGCATCTGCATTTTCATCAACTAAGTTTGCAGTAATTTCAAAATTAGTAACAAGACCTGAAGAGCCAGTAAAGTTATACTCGTCTCTTAAAATTATATTATCGTTGTCGACATCTACACTTACATAGATAATACCACTGCGGTGTGCTTGGTATGCCGTACTATGATAAACATAATCAATTTCATAATTTGTATTTGCATCGCCTGGTAGTCTAAAATATCTATTTGCCACTGCTTGAAACACCACTTCTAAACTTGATGTTCCATTCATATCAAATTGACAACTACCTTCTATGATTGGTGTAAACTTTTGATTAACGATATACTGTTGT